TCTTCCTCCACATCGCCAACGTCAACGCGCTCTAAGTCAGACCAAGTCTTGAATCACCTGCGGCGTCTCCGGGCGCCGCAGCTTTCAGGATGGCCGACTCACTCTGGACCGGCATCGCCAACGACCTGGGCGATGAGATGGCCCACCTCGTCAAAGAGGAACTCCTCACAGGTTGGAACGTCAAGGCCGTCATGGCTGGCCTTGAGCAGCAGCGCATCGCGCAGGCCAACGAGCGCCTTGAGCAATGCGCCGTCGAAGGCATCGGCCAGCACACCATGAGCATCGACGCCGATGTCTACTGGGCTTGGGAAAAAACCGAACCCGGCTGCTGGGCCGACAAAGGCTGGCGCGATGACTTCAAAAAGCGCCACCCCGAGACCGCCGTCCACTACACCCCGCGCCGCACCACGGTGCTTGTCCCTTAAATGATCAAAGCACCCGACCGCGACAAAATCTCCGAGATCCTCTCGGACATCGATGAAGCCGACGCCGATGGCAGTGGCTACGTCCAGCGCAAGCTCCGCAACTGGAACACCCGCTTCTGTATTTGGGCCGGCCAGACCGACGACGGCCGCAAGCACCAAGAAGCCCTCGGCAAGCGCCCGTTTCCTTGGGACAAGTCCCTCGATTCTCGCGTGCGCATGGCCGACACCATCGTCCGCGACCACGTTGCCATGCTGACCAACGCCTTCTTCAAGGCGCGCGTCCAGGTCCAGCCCGTCGAGTCCATGGACATCGACAAGCGCAGCGCCGCAGAAAGTGTGTTGAAATGGCTCCTCTTTCAGCACGTCCTTGATGATCTCCGGCGCGAAGTGCAGCTCGCCGCCAACTTCCGCGAGACCTACGGCCTCGCCGTCATGGCCGTCGATTGGATCAAGACCACCCGCACCGAGATCAAGAGCTTCAGCATGGAAGACGCCATGATGATGCTGCAGGAGTCCCAAGACCCAAACCTGCAAGCCCTCCTCGAGGTCGTCCTTGACCCCGAGCAAGAAGAACTCGCCGCCCAGCTGATGGGCGAAGTCATCCCGGAACTCGGCAGCACCGCCAAAGTCCGCCAGTTCCGCGAAAAAGGCTTCGTCGAATGGGAGCAGCCCTACGTTTTTGAAAGCCGGCCCCAGTGGACCGCTTTGGAACCCTGGGAGGACATAATTTTTCCAGCTCAAACCTATAGTCTACAGCGGGCGGCGTTCGTTGCCCGACGCGAGCTAATGACCGAACCGGAGTTGCGCGAACGTGCCGCTGTAGAGGGCTGGGACGACAAATGGGTCGAGCAAGTCGTCGAGAAAAAAGGCGACATCCGCCGCATCTCGCTGAACCTCCACCGCAGCGACCAGTTCCTCTACGACCACCAGCGCGACATGATCGAGATCTGGCACGTCTACAGGAAGGAGCACGACGACCGCACCAAGGCGATGCGCGTCACCCGCACCGTCCTCAGCTACCACGTCCCGGATCGCACCGCCGTCCACGACATCCTGCCCTACGCGCACGCGCTCTATCCCTTCGTCGAGCTGCCCCGCGAGCGCGCCTCACGTCCCATCTTAGAGTCCCGCGGCGTGCCGGAGATCGTCCAGACCGCCCAGGAAGAAGTCAAAATCCAACGCGACATGCGAGGCGACCGCGCCAGCATTGTCACGTTGCCCCCGCTCAAAACCCCCGCCGCGCGCGGCAAGATGGATCTCATCATGGGACCGGGCGTGCAGATCCCCGAGCGCCGTCCCGGCGAGATCACTTGGATGAACCCGCCGCAGCCCGACGCCGGCAGCATCGAAGTCGAAATGTCCATCCGCAACGACGTGGACAACTACTTCGGCCGCATCAGCGAAGCCGTCCCGCCGCAACGCTACATGCTGCACACCCAGGAGCTGGTCGATTCGTGGCTCCTCGACATGAAGCTCTGCCTCGTCCAGACGCTCTCGCTCTGTCAACAATACATGACCGAGGAAGAAGTCGCCCGCGTCACCGGCAACCCCAATCTCCCACTCACTGCCAGCCCCGCTGACATCCGCGGACGCTTTGATGTGACGTGCGATTTCGACGCCAAAATCCTTGATGCCGGTCCAGATGGCGCCCTCTCCCAGAAGCTAAATTACTTGGCCTCCGTGCTCACTCCGCTGGACTCCTTTGGAGTCATAGATCGAGTAGGTTTGGTCAAATATATGATGCAGGCAGTAGACCCAAATCTCGCCGGCATCCTCATCAAGGATATCGGCGCCGCTACCCAGCAAGAGCAAGAGGACGAGCAAGGTGCCTTCGCCAAAATCGCCGCAGGCACCGAGCCGCCATTGAGGGAGGGCGGACAAAACGCGCAGGTAAGGCTGCAAACGCTCCAGCAAATCATCCAGTCCAACCCCGCCGTCCAGCAGCGGTATCAGCAGGACGAAATCTTCCGGTCAATGATCGACGCCCGCGCACAAGCCTTCCAGTTCCAGTTGCAGCAGCAGCAAAACGCAGTCATCGGCCGCACCGGCGCCCAGCCCGCGCTGCAAAAGATGGCGCAAGACCAGCAACTCGGCATGACCGCCCAACCCGCCGCCTAACCGTATGCACCCGAACGTCTCCGTCAGAAACATCGCCGGTCTAAACATCCCCCAGCATAACGCCGTCGAGCTGAATTACGTCTCAACGACAAACAATCTCTCTACGGTGGTCTACAAAGAAGGCAGCCAGACTGTCGCCACGCTCACCTTCACCTATGTCGGCGGCACGCCGTCCAGCGATGACGCAAAGATCGCCACAGTCACCCGCTCTTAAATCTCCAATTTCTAATCTCAAATGCCTTGGACGTTTAACCCCTTCTCCGGCACGTTCGATCAAAAAGGATCGGGCGGCGGCGGTGGCGCGTCCTATATCGACGGCGAAGTAGCCGCCTACGCAGACCTCCCGCTCGACGGAACGGCCCCGCTCAACAGCGCATGGCTGGTGCGCAGCAGCTCGGGAATATGGCCGTTCAACAAGCCTGCGGGCATCTACTATCGTTCAGCCACCCTCGGCGTCAGCCGCGATGCTGACTACACCTACGGCGGCACGCTCGGTGACGTTTTCTCCGACTCCGTCTTCCTCCTGTATGACGAGGCTTCGACTACCCGCACTGGACAATTCAACCTCGGCAACATTACCGCAGGCCAGAACCGCGTGCTCACTTGGCCCAACACCAACGGCACCATCGCGCTAACCGGCCAACTCACCGACACCCAAATCTTCACCGCCAACGGCACTTGGACAAAACCCGCAGGGGCCAAGCTCATCCACTATTTCATTGTGGCTGGCGGCGGCGGCGGCGCATCAGGTCGCCGTGACACGACAGCCAACAACGGTGGCGGCGGTGCCGGTGGCTGTGGCGGCAGCGTCAATGTCGGATGGGCAGATGCCGCCTCCTTTGGCTCTACCGAAACCGTCACCATCGGCGCAGGCGGCGCAGGCAACTCAGGCAATCGTCCCAACAGTTCAAGCGGCGCCAACGGCACCGCAGGTGGCGCCAGTGGTTTTGGCCCCATTACGTCCACCGGAGGACCGGCTGGAGCTGCCGGAACCGGTTCCGCAGGCGGCGCCGGTCAGAGCGCATCTTCGGCCCTTGGATATTATTATGCCTCCAGCATGGGCCGCGGCCCCTCTGGCAGCGGCGGATTTTCCGCCAACGCCACTAAGCCAGCAAACGCTCTATTTACCGCAGCAGGAGGAGGCGGCGGCGGTGGCAAGCAAGGCACGACTTACTATCTTGGGGGCGACGCAGGCGGAGTTGGCGCCTCTCCGGTGCTTTTCACCGCAGGCGGCACCGCCGTGACGAACGCCGCCGGAACCAACGGCTCCACATGGGGCGTTGGATTTCTTGGCACCGGCGGCGGCGGCGGATCTACCGGCACATCAGGCGAAGCCAACAACGGCGGCAACGGCGGCCTCTACGGCGGCGGCGGCGGCGGCGGCAGTGCCAGCGACAACGACGCTGGCGGCGTTGGCAAAGGCGGCGACGGAGCCGACGGCATCGTCATCATCACCACCTATTTCTAACCATGACCGAGAAATACGCCATCCTCGCTCAACCCGCCGGACACCTCGTCAACGTCGTCCTCTGGGACGGCGACACCGCCAAGTGGCAACCGCCCGCCGGAACATCCGCCGTCCGCTTGGCCGACATCGACCTCGCCACACTTCCGCCCGCACCCGCACCGGAAGCCGATCCGATCACCGCCGAAGAACACCTCCGCAGCGTCGGCCTCGCAGGCGACCGCCAGCCCACACTTTTGTATCTGCGCCAGTCGCTCACCGCCGCAGGCAAAACCTGCCCCGAGCTGGACGCCGTCGAGCAATACTTGCAGCAGATCCTCACCATGTTCGCCGCCAATCCGGCGCCGCGCAACGACTGGCCGAATCCCAGCGTCACCTTTGAAGCCGCCGTGCAGGCGGCCATGACCGCACTCAACAGCTAATGCGCACTGTAACTCTACAATCTATATTGCTCCGCGCGTGGCAACGTGTCGGCAACGATGCGTCCACCATCGACGCAATCCCATCCGGCGCAAGAACCATGATGGTCGCCGCCGCCAACGAACGCATCGCGGATTGTTGGGAATGGAGCGATTGGCCGGAGCTTATGCGCGTCGAAAGCCGCACCGTGCAGGGCGACGCAACGAACGGATATTACATTGACTACGAGCAATCCGGCCAGACAGCCATGGGGCAAGTGTTTGGCGTCCTAAGAGACAACCCTGCAACCCACGCCGCGCCCCGCGCCATTGGCTATACGCTCCTCGGAGATGCCATTCGCTTCCCCGAAGACACCGACCTGCCGACTAGCGTCTGGGTCAACTACCGCGTCCGCCCGACCGAATACTCCGCGAGCAACCTCTCCGCGACAGTGCCCGCCGTCATCGCCAAAGCAGTCGCGCTCATGCTGACCTCGGATCTCCTCACCGAAGACGGCCAGCTCGACAAGGCACTCGCCATGGAGCAGCTCGCCGAGTCCGAGCTGATCTCTCAGCGCGACAAATACTATTTCCAGCAGGGCCAACCCTCCATGTGGACCGCCCGCGTCAACCAATACTAACCAACCAACACTATGGGATTCCCTAACAACAAAATCACCAACGGACTGAGCGGCGGTATCTACATCGCCGACACTACGGCCCGCACCGGCGACTGGCTCGCCATCCAAGTCCTCGCCGACGCCAAGTTTCACACCTTGACCGGCAACATCACCGGCGTGGCCAATACGACAGAAGCCAGCGCCCCCGTCATTCCGGCAGGCAGCACGCTCTTCGGCAAGTTCACCGCCATCGACCTGCACAGCGGCCGCATCATCGCCTACACCGCCTAATGATCTTGGCGCCCACATTGTCGCTCAACACACCGGCTCGCGGATACGACGCCGACGCCACGGCCTTCGCCGCCGCGTCCGGCGCCACCGACGTGGCCGCCCTGAGCGCCTTTGTCAAAGGCGTCAAAGAGCTGGGCCTCTGGAACTCAATGGTGTGTTGGCCTCTCCGCTCCAGCCAGAACGCAGGCACCGGCACCACGGCGTATTCGCTCGGGGGCTTAGGGACGTTTAACGGCACTCTTGTCAATGGGCCAGCATGGGGAACCGATGGCTTAACCGTCGATGCTACAAACGAGCGCATCACCACGGCATTCAATTACGCCACAAGTCTTGTTTCGCTCTTTGCCGTGATAAAGCCAGACTCGTCCGCCAGCGCGGCCGCGCGTTTTGTTTCCAACGACCAACCTGCAACATCTAACGGGATCGCCTTCGACGCATTCACTGCCGACCAATACCGGCTTTTGTCCTTTGTCGTGGCAAGCGTTGGAACGCGAGCCGCTAACACACGAACAGTTTTTGGTCTCGGCGCAGGAACTAGCAACACGTTTTGGTTTCAAGATGGCACGCGCAACGCAACGGCCGATGCCAACTATAACGCATCAACAAACACGCTTTGCCCAATCGGAGCCACAGCAACAGACACTGCCTTGGGCCAATACAGTTTTACTATGGCAATCGATGGCGTGGCGACAACCAGCAGCATGCTGTCGGCCTTCTACACCCTCTACAAACAAACCCTCGGCACCGGCCTCGGACTCCCATGAGCAACTTTGAGACCACCGAACGCATCATTGCCGTGCCCGCCCAAGCGGTAGGCACGATGTTCCCTGACCTGCTCGCGCAGTATGGCGATGAGTTGCCGGACGCCGGACGCAGCATCCTCACCATCGGCGGGCATTGGGACAACTCCGAGAAGACCCGCATCCGCGCCGCCAGCCTCACAGACGGCACGATCACCGGCCAACCGCTCACAGATGGCCGCCTCGCCTTCCGGTGCTTGTGGCAGGCCGACCTCGCCGCCGCGTTTGATGCGGGCGAGATCGAGGGCGTCGAACAACTGACGGAAGAACAACTCTCAGCCCTCATCTTGCAACCCTCAACTGCCCCATGACGTATTGGCACACACATTTCACAACGACCGAAAAAGGCGTGATCGGCACCGTGACCAGCATTGGTTCAAGCGTCTTCAGCATGCTGCCCCACCTTGAAACAACCCTGCGAGTCGCCGGTCTATGTGTCGGTCTGGCCGTAGGCATAGTCACCCTAATTTCGGTCCTTCACGACCTGAGAAAGAAACAGAAGCAAAAATAATATGCGCAACTGGAAAACAACGACCATTGCAGCGCTCACGGCGCTCATCGCCCTCATGACCGGCACCAAGGAATACCTAACCACCGGCCAAATCCCTGACATCGGCCTCATCGCCGCGGCACTCACCAGCGCATGGGGGCTTTGGATGGCGAAAGATCACGACGCCCGACTCTAATGAAATGCCGCCCGCAGTTCGCCGCAGCAATGGCCATCGCGCTCATCCTTGGTGGGTGCGTAACCATTCCGCTTCCGCCGGTGGACGGCGAGAAGGTGCAGGCGGGCGACTGGGGCAGCATCAAGGTGATGATCACCTACGTTCCCAACATCAACAACCTCTACCAGTCCTACAAGGAGTGGAAAAAGCCCGAACAATGAAATCATTCGTCGAACGCCAATTAGTCAAACTACTCCTCTCACGCGGAGGCCCGCTGCTGCAAAAGCTCGTCACCGCAGCCGCCGCTGCCGCGCTGACTTACATTGCTACCAAGAGCGGCTTGGACATCCGCGCCCTCGGCGTGAACGAAGCCGTCATCGCCGGAATCATCTGGGGCATCCTCGACATCGCAGTCACCAAGCTGCCAGCCGACATTATCAAGACCTACGGCACCCAAATCCAAAAGCTGCTAAACGCCCACAACCAGGGCACCCAGCTCAAACTTGACGGCTTTGTTGGCCCCGTGACCGTGGCGCAAGCGACGACTGAACTGAACCGATGATCCCAAAAGACCGGCCACGCATCGAACGCAAGACCACGGAGCAGCTATTGCGGCTCCGCAAGGTCAGCGATCCGGTGTGTCTGGTCGGCATCCGCGGCTACTACCGCGACACGATGGGTGCGGTCGGAAAGCAAGATGTGGGCATCTACGATGACGCTATCGTCCTTGTCTCGCCGAACGTCCACGCAGCATTCAACGCCAATGTAGACCCAAGCCGCCTCGGCTGGAACGCCAGCGCCCGCAAGCCGATGGCGCAGCTCAAGTCCGGCGTCTACCGCTACAAGATCGGCCAGCACGGCATCAGCCGCGGCAACCCCTACAAGGCATTAGTGCAGGCGGGTCCGGTGACTGTCCTCCGCGGCACCGGCGAAGAGACCGGACGCTTTGCCATTAACATCCACAAGGGCGGGCGCACGACAACCAGCTCGGAAGGCTGCCAGACAATCCCTCCTCAACAGTGGGACGCTTTCCTCGCCCTCACCGAGTCCGAGATGAAACGCAACAACGCCAAAACCCTTTCCTACGTCTTAGTGAACAACGCTTAATTATATGGCTAAAACAATCGGACAACTAACCGCCCTAGCTGAAGCTCCCGCATCAACGGACGAGTTCGTTATCAACGACGGAGGCGTCACCAAAAAGATCACTGCCAGCAACGCAGCCAAGGCCGCTTGGGAATTGAGCGGCAACAAGTCGCTATACGACGGCGCCAACATAGTTCTCGGAACGACCACCGGCAGCAAGATTGGCACGGCCACCACGCAGAAGCTCGGCTTCTACAATGCCACTCCGGTTGTGCAACCGGCCGCTGTTGCAAATCTGTCTGTAACTTTTACGGCAAACGCACCGGCAGCAGCCAACGGTAGCGTCACGGTAGCTGACGGCAACACGCCGACAGTGACTGAGCTTCTGGAATACTGCGTTGAGATTGAAGCAAAACTTGAAGACCTTCTCGCCAAGCTGCGCACGCTCGGACTGATTGCTACCTAATGTCCCTCGAAAGTCCAGTCATGCGCGATGGAGATGCCGGTTTCATTGGCTACGCAAGCCGGTTGAATCCGGTGTCGCTGCCTGCCGGTATGCTTCAGCTTTCGGAGAATATGCGTCTGGATCGAGGAGTCGCGGTGACGCGCAAGGGAGCCAAGCGAATGGCGGACGACATTAGTGCTGGCGAGTTGCCGCTGACTGTTCCTTTTGTTCTCACTGATCCGGCGCCAACAGTCAAAAGCGTCTACGGCGGCGGCATCTTTGCGTCAGCCGTCATGCGCTCGCCCGACGAGGTCAACAGCATGGAAGTGATCGTGCTCGCCGGACCCGACCGCGCCTTCACCTACCTAACGGACGGAAGCATCCTCACGTCGTCCGATTGGGCCGATGGCCAGATTGCCGTTGATGTGCTCGACTTTTTGGAGACTGAAGACGGCCAAGAGATTGTCGTCAGCAGGCTTCCCGCCGAGCTGCTTTATCCATCGGCGCCGGACGAGTCGATTGACCCATCCGACAGCGTCTCGATGATACAGGCTTTTGACCGGCTGTATCTTCTGCGCGAGGCCGACCCCTCGCGGCGCGGATGGGAGACAAAATACACCAATACCAGCGGCATTACCGCGAGCGGAACGGCGGCGACCATCAACGTGGACGCTCACGGCTATTCAGCCGGTATGCGAGTTCGCATCACTGGCGGCACCGCAGCCGCCTTCGACGGCCATGAGTATGATGTTTTGTCGAGCGGGCTAACAACTGATGCCTTTCAAGTTACAGTTCCTAACGGCACCAGCGCGGCCGGATGCAATGTGGCAGACATTAAGGTGCGCCGCGTCAAGCCGCCACTCTACTGGAGTGGCAATCCGACGACCGGCTTTGTCCGAACGACCGCTGGCATTCCCGATGTCGGCATTAGCTTCCTGCGCATGCGCTCAACGCCGTGGGCGAGCTACATCAACAATAGGCTCATCGTGCCTGACGGAAAACAGAACGTCATGCTGTCCGACGTGCTGGACCCAGATGTGTTCGATCCGTTCTGGCAATCGTTCCGCGTTGGCGTGGGAGGAAACGACAAGGTCATGGCCGTCCACCCGTGGGTTGAAGGCACGTTCCTCGTCTTTTGCCGGAAGTCTATCTGGATTGCCTACGTCAACCAATTCAGTTCTACCGATGGCGGCGATTTCAGCATCGACTCTCCGGTGAGTAAGCTGGAGTTGCTGACGGACGAAATCGGATGCAGTGCCCGCCGGTCCATCGCTACGGCGGGTCAGTTTATTTACTTCCTGTCTGACGCAGGCATCTACCGCTTAGACACGCGGCTCGATCTCAAGCTGCGCGGCGACACTCGACCGCTGAGTGACCCAATCGCCGACCAGCTCCAGTCTCTAAATGCATCGTTCGTGGAGAATTCTGTCGGACTCTACTTTGACAACCGCTACCTGCTTGCCGTTCCGCTGGCCAATGCGACAACCAACAATGCGGTCTTTCTCTACAACCAGCTCAACGAGCAGTGGGAGACAAAAGACACCTATGGCTTCGGCGCCGACACGTTCCTCGTCACGACGCTAGACAACCGCCGCCGTGTCTTTATCACCAACCGCGCCGGAAAGCTCATGCTGTTGGACGAAGTGGAAGCAGGAGACGAATCGCCGGACGCACAGGCCGACGTAACGACTCCGGTATCCGGCCGCATTCGCACGCGCCGCTACGGCTTCGGAAGCATGCACAACAAACGCTTTGTCCGGTCTTTGGCTGACGTTGTCCTTCCAAACTCGGCATCCGTTGCCATCACGGCGAACACAATCAACCCAGACAAGGCCATCACGCTTGTCCCCGCACAAACCAACACAAGTGGTATCGGCGAGGATTACACGCTCAAAAACCCGATCCGCGCAAAAGCGCACTACTGCGAGCTGGAATTTCAAACCACGGCCAACCGGCCCGAAATCAGAAACGTCTCCATTGAGGGCGCTGTCAGCGGCATGCCCCAGACCGAGACACGAAACGCTGCCTAACTTATGCCCAACGTCACAGTCACCCCTGCAAAAACCTTTATCTCTGGCGAGACCGTCACGCCGGATTCGCTCAACCTTCTCGGCCAATCGTCAGTTGTTGTCAGTATCGCAGACGGCGAAATAGCCACTGAAAAACTGGCAAACAATGCCGTCACAGTTGCCAAGTTGGCCAGCGCTCTCAACTTGAGCAGCAACACAATCACGCTGCCCGCTGCCCAGCCTCTTAGCTATCCAGTGCTTACCGGCGTGCGCGAGGCGATTGTCAACGTGGGAACGGTCAGCGGAACACAAACGCTCAATCTCAACAACGGCAACATTTTTCAGATCAAGCCCAATGGCGCCGTCACCATTGCCTTTAGCAATGTTCCGGCCAGCGGGACATTCGCCAGCGTCTTGATCCGCCACGAAGGTGACGGCACAGCTCGGACTTACGCTTGGCCATCCACCGGAGGCTCGACGACAAAATGGGCGTATGGAGAAGCGCCGACCATGACCAGCACCAATGCAAAGTTTGATCTTGTGTCACTATTTACTTACGACGGCGGTATTACTTGGTTTGGACAAATTCTTGGACAAAACTACTGATGATTCACAAACGCATAGGTTCTAGCACGCCGGTGTATTGCTATATTGCAACCACCAAGGCGCGCTCTAATTTTGCTCTTAACACAATTGGAGAAGGGCTTTCTTTGTTTGACGCTCGGCGCAACATATTACAGCCAAGGCGGCTGGTGTCACAGCCTTCCTACCATAATGGCCAACTTGTAGGCTTCATTTACGCCCAGCAACTGTCTTGGTCTGGTTCTGGAGAATACTTAATAACTGGATGCCAGACCATTGCTGGCGGAACTCCTGCCGCCATGGCAATCACCCTTCATCGTCGCACAGGAACTTCTCTTTCGCCTGTATGGAACACCGTGCGCGCCAATTCCATGAATGCCTCTGGGACAACAACGTCCGAGTGCGGTGATGTTCAGATTTCTAACAACGGACAATATTTTGTTGCTTGCGCGCTTACATCTCGCTTGGAGTCTGGCGTCTCTAAAAGCGAATACCGACCGCGCATATTTCACAACAATGGTGGATCTATAACGGAAATAACGAATATCGGAACTCCTAATGAGGTAGCGACAGCGTGTGCTGTCAGCAGCGATGGAGCATACGCTGCTTTCCTTTTGGAAACCAGCCCGTTTTTGCGCATCAAGATCCGCGCCAACTCCGGCGCCAGCTCGACTTATTCTAATTTGACCGTGGCAAGCGCTCCGAGCAGTGGTGCAGTAAAAGACACTGCTCGTAACGGCGCTTTGGCCTTTAGCCCAGACAACACATATCTTGCTGTATGCCCGCAAAAAGGCACCGACAGTTGCATTTACAAATTTAATAGCTCCACCCAGCTATATGAAAAACTTGCATCGCCGTTTATAGGCAACCTGCCTTCCAAATTTATGAATAGTTCTTATTGGACAAATCATGTTACATGGAGCGCGGATGGCAATTTGCTTGCTATTGCTGATAGCAACAACAACAGCGGCTCATTTGAAGATGGCACAACATACATTTACGAGCGCATAGGAGACACGTTTACTGAGAGGGCTTCATTGCCATACGGCCAGCGTGGCAATTTTGATCCTTCTGGGCAGTTCTACATTACTGGAGGATCAAGAAACGCTCAAGGTGGGCGCATTTACAAGCGAGGGTCCACATTAACATCTTGGACAGCTTACGGGACTGTTGGGCTTGACAATGTTGGCGACTGGTATGAGCCAACCGCACAAAAGTTTTCGCCAGCGATTATCTAATGCACTCATGGCAAATCGCAAAACAATGGCAAGACGAGAACAGTCCGCACGACTTTTGGGACTTGGTCGGCACTTATATTGCCACAGGCTTGGTCTTTTGCACGCCGCAGGTTTTCCTGCTGGCGCGCGAGGTGCATTGGGACGGCGAGATGGAGCAAATTTCGATCAATGACAAAGAACCCAACGCATGGTTTGTCGAGCTTGGCGCCTCGGCCGGACACGTTAATCCGGTGCGAGAGTTCATGCGCGTGGCTACACGCCCTCACCAGTGGGCGCTGTGGTGCAGGCGCGGCGAGATGCGCGTCAGGGCATTTGATTGGGAAACACTGGCTAAGAAAGTGAGGCTATAATTATGGGAGGAAACGCAGGAGGAGGACAACGCGCACCGCAGCTACAACCGGTGACAGTAGAGGCGCCATCGGCAGCAGAGACTATTGGCGTTGGTACAGGATTTATACGACAGGGCGGCACCGCTGCCGCGCAGACCAACGTCAGCGGACGCAATATTCAGCTCTCTGGGATTCTTGCAAACTTGATGGACGGCGGCGCAAGCGTCTTGAACCCCGCGCTTGGTCAGCAATACACTCAGCTACAAACTTCCGTAGACAACGCTACTAGGGGACTAAATAGACAAATCTCTACCCTTGGTACCCGCAAGACCACGCTTGAGTCGGAGCTGACTTACTTGCAGGGCTTGGTGGATGCCGGAGAGACGCTGACTTCGGCGCAGCAGAGGAAGCTGTCGCGGCTTCCGAGCGACATCGCCAAGATCGACAGCAGGCTCACTCCACTGCGAGGGCGCGTTGAGGCGCAGAACCAGCGGCTCACAGACTTTCAAGACAACGAGCTGGCCAACGCGCCCAAGGCCACCGACATGCTGGCCGAAAAGTTCCCTGAGTTGCGGGCCGCACTAGAAGAGGCAACACCTTACCTCGACCGCATGGGCCAGCTCGGCGCTTCCGGCGAGAAGCTGATGGAAGCCCTCAGTGCTGGCTACCAAGCCGGAACGATCAGCGCACGCGACGTGACCGCCGCCCTGATGGGCGAGATCGAGCGAGTAGAGGCAGAGAGGGTCGGCGCAGGCAGGCTGGGCGGCAGCCTCATGCAGCGTGCGCTGCAAATGTCCCAGAGCGATGGCCGCCTCGATCCCGCCGCCAACCGCGACGCCACGCAGTCGGCGCGTCAGGGATTTGCCTCCCGCGGCATGGCGACTGGCAGCGCAGCCCTTGGGGCCGAGCTGCTTAATCGTGACGCCTACGCTCGCCAGCGCATGTTCCAAGACTTGGGCTTCTCACAGAATGTGCAGACGCAAGACTTGGCCCGCCGCATGGGTAACGCCGACAGTGGACTGCGCGCCTCGCTGGCCAACCAGCAGACACAATTCGGACGAGAGCAATTCAACGCCGGTTCGCTCAATCAGATCAACCAAGCCAACGCGGACCGCTCACTGCAAGCGTCCGTCGCCAACGAAGAGGCGCGGCGCTTGGGCAACCAGATGAACATCGGCATGCTCGGGCAGGCATTCACTACTGAGCGGATGGTCAATCAGGAGGGTCTTGGGGCTGCGCTGCAACGAGGCAATCTGGCGAGCAATGCCAACATGAACAATATGCTACTCAACATGTATGGGCAGGGCAATCCGGTAGGCTCGGAGTCGATTGGCACCGCTGGGGCACTAGCCAGTAATTGGGCAAACAATGCACTGAACGCTGGGATGTTTAATGCTAACTCAAATATGTGGACGCAGGCGCAAAATTCTTATGGGAATTATGGCAACCAGCAGAGTGGCACTGGAGGAATGTGGGGCGGCCTCGGAGGAGCGGTGCTGGGCGCCGGATTGGGAGCGCTGCTGGCGGCTCCGACTGGAGGCATGAGCATTACCGCAGGCGCGCTATACGGCTCCGGAATCGGCGGCGGCGTGGGCACCGGCGTTGGTGGACTTTTCGGCAGATAACAACAAGGAGAACAACATTATGTCATTTCAAGCACCATTCAGTATCACAGACATGCGGCGGCTACAGATGGCCGAAGCGCAACAAAAGCAGGAACAACAACAGCAATACATGGGGCAGATCTTCGGAGCGCTGGCCGATGTTGGCTCCATGTTCCAAAAGCAGGAGGAGATGAGCGCTGGCGTCAAAGCTGGCGAACAATTCGGCAAGATGTTTGGCAAGCAGCTCGGCATGAACATGGATTTTATGAGCGCGCCGGAATACAAGAACATGGACACGGCCTCGAAATACCAGTTCTGGCAAGGGAACTTCTTCCCGAGCATGGGCGCGATGTCGAATATGATGAACAACCGCGCTCGTATTGGCGTGCAGCAGAATGCTCCCTACGTTGCCCAAGACATAAAAAACCGACAGAACATCGCCAGCGGAAACGTGCCGTATGGCGGTGGCATGGCTCCGGTTGAGCCGCCGCTTCCTGTGGCTGATGAGAACCTGCCGGCGGTCGGCGGGGCGCCGATGACTGCGCCAAGCTCATCAATTCCGGGCGGGCAAAGCTCAATCGATGCCATCAACCGTGACCGCCAACGCCGCGGCCTGCCGCCAATTAAATAACCCATGGACGAAGAAGAAAACATCGGCGCGGCGCTTGATGCGCCCGAATACATGTATGGCGGCGCTCCGGCCATTGAAGACCCCGCCAGCTTTGCCATGGCTCCGACAGGCACGCAGATGGATCTCAGCTTCCTAGACGAGCCTTACAGCGAAGGCTGGGATGAAAGCAAAAAGGCCCTGTGGCAGCAGAAGTGGATTTCTGGCATCAGCCCGACTCCCGCCGACGCGGCAAAGACAGCTCAGTCAATTCTTGCCGATGAGCGCAAGGCGGCGACCGAAAGGTCAGCGCAGCGCGGCAAGCCGATGACCAGCGAGCAGGTGTCTCAGTTAACGCAGCTAGATTCCGTGGCCAACACGCTGCAGATGCTGGACTCGCGCGTGCAGGGCGTTCCAGACAAGGACCGCGGGCCATTTTATGGTAAGGCCCGAGGCGTTAATCCATACGACAAGCAGGCGCAGGAAATTGCGGCCCTAACAACGGGCGTTGTTACACCCATGGCTCGAGGCGTGTTCAATGAGGTTGGCGTAATTACAGCTACCGACGAGGCGCGCTACCGCGCGATGCTCCCAACACTTTCTGATACTCCAGATATCTCTAGAACAAAAATGGCCAACCTCAAGACGCTGCTGCGCGATTCAAAGATTGCGCAGATTGAGAACATGAAAAAAGCCGGCCTTGATGTCGGCGGCTTTGAGGAAGACCTCGGTCTCCTTGTCTCTGAGCGCGACTCGGGGCAAAAGCAGCAGCAAGACGCCCAAGCGGCCAAGCAGCAGCAAGCGCCATTGCTTCCAGTAATGCGCGGCAAGCAAGGCGAGCGTGTTGTTCTGATCACGCCGGAAAACCCCGCATTTGACCCGACCGAGAACAACGGTCAGCCCTACTATGAGGCAGAATAATGGCGAAAACGCGATACAAGCCAGAGGAGCTAACGCAGCAAGGCGAACCGGCTGTTGCCATTCTGCCGAGCGAGCAGCCAGTATCACCGTTTCTTGATCCGTCTGTCGCCCAGGCCGAGCCGCAGGGCAGCGAGCTTTACAATCTAGGGACGGTCCAGCAGCGCGCGGAGTCAACGCGTGACGCTGACATGTACATGCCGTCCTATCTGCAGGCGGCTCGCAACTACCCAACAGGCGCGGAGGGCAGTGCAACAAGGCCGGAGGGCGCAAGCCCGATGCTGTATCCCAGCCAAGCCGAGACTCAGCCTAGGGTGCGTGCGCGCTATAAGCCAGAGGAAGCGCTGGCCATCGCCGAAGCAAATCGACCGAAAAGGTATTCGCCAGACCAGATGCTGGATATTGCGGCCGAGTCGATGTTCGACGCAAGCCAGCCGCCGCTTCCGAAAGATTTGTGGAAGGCCGCAACGCAGCGCCGCTCCGAGATGGTCAAAGATGGTCGGCTGCCCATGGAATTTGGTCAGATTGATTCGCTAAAGGACGGCATCGTCTGGGGTGCCAATGCCCTCTATGGCGCTGGCTCGTATCTCATCTCTGCTCCTATTGCTGCTGCGACATCTTACGCTGCATCCCCTATTGAGTCGCAACGGCAGATGCACGCAACGGCTGCGGCGACAATCAAGCGGCTCTCCACCGAGTTTGGCCTGCAGACCTACCAAGACATTTTCAATCTGACGCATGAACCGAAGTATCGCGTCAAGGAGACCGGGCAGTTTGTCGCTGTAAACAAGACCGGACTGCCGCTCATGCTGCCCGCGGCGAGCGGCGGCAACAACGTCATCAGCGGCGACGGCATTATCAATCCAGTGGCGCCAGAAGCTGGCATGCGGCAATTTGCCAAGGAGGGTATGACGCTGGTTCCGACAAACGAGCAAGACCTCGAGGATTACCGTTACGGACAGTATTTGGACCGCATGGGCGTTGGCGCCCAGTCGATTGAGGACATGAAGGCCAAGGCGCCGCCGGAACTTCTGGCCGCTCTGGCCAGCGGTAACTGGGATTCTGTGGAGCCAAACCAAGCGCAGACTGAGTTGGCACTGCTTGCCGCCCAGGCAGCCATTCCCATCGGCGGCTCTGCGCGCACTTGGGGCGTTGGTCGAAGGGTTGCCGCAGGCATTTCCAAGGCCGCAGAGAAGGTTGAAGCTATCGCCGGGTTCCCGGTGGACGTGGACACCGCGCTTCGCGCCAAGTTTGTCAAGGCAGTGACTAGCGGAACCGGAGCCGATGCGGTGGCGCAGAAGACCGCTATGCAGGCGGCAATCGACGCTGGCAAGACCACGGCCAAGGTCGGCGGCGTTTATGGTGTGGCTGCAGGCGTGTCGTCATTTGAGGGAACGCCTAGCGAGATTAAGGATTTGGCGTGGACTGCAGCCAATCTCTACAGCGGATACAAGGGCGGAATGTATGTTGCGCGCCAACTTCGATCCGCATCAGGATTCACCAAGACTGTGCTCAAGGAGGTCGCTGACCCTAGCCGCGGACTTGATGCCGGCGCCCGCGCTGCTGTGGCGGCCAACCCTGCTGTGCCGCAGTCTGTGCGCGAGGTGCTGGAAAGTCCGTCTCGCTACCGCGCCATGGAGTCAACTCCGGCGCGACTGGCAAAGAACCCAGAGCTGTCGCCAACATCCCGCGCCGTCTTCGACAAACTGAGCGACTACCGCTTCGTACAAACCGCTCGACTTGCCAGAGACACAGCGGCGGGCGTACCCAAGGGCATCACGCTGAACGCTCCGTTCATTGCCGGTGCGCTGGCCAGCGATGACCCAGAGCGCGCAGGACAGATGATTGCGGCTGGCGGCTTGTTTGGCGCCGTTGGTGGTGCCGCAAGCCGATTCACCGAGGCCAATATGCGCCGAGGCGAGGAAGCCAACAGCGACATCGCCCGCATGCTGGTGGACATCCAAGCGGGCAACGAGCTGGGCAGCGGACTCGGCGGCGAGATCATGCGCAATCGCCTTCGCCCCGGCACTAGGTTTCAAGACGGCGAGCGCGGCTTTGTTATGCCAGAGCAAGAGGTCGCCTCATTCCTCACCGAAATGGAGATGGCCGGCGCTGACGTGGCGGCATTTGTGCAAGGCAAGAGCTTTGATGAGTTGGCACAATGGGCGGCTTATCAGGGATTCTTCCGCGACAAGGTCGATCTCGTCCCGCTAAACGCAAGAGACTACAAGCTCAACGCCGAGGCTGCTGGCCAGAACGGCTCAGGCGCCTACTTCCTGCAACCCTCCGAGAACCGCCGCGCACGCATCTTTGTCAACGCCGAAAGCCGCCGCAGTGGCTTGGCGCCACACGAATACGGACATGCCGTTCTCCGCGGCGGCGCATTGTCGCCCGATCAGATCGATGCCGTGCATGCTGAAATCAATGGTCGCTACACGCCCGATGCGCTCAAGGCGATGGCTGGAGAGTATGCCGCTGGAATGGTGCGAGCAGATAACGCCAAGGCCGGCATAAACATTGAGCCAAGCCCCGCGGCGATCACGGCCAAGGTCAACGAGCTGTCGCAGGGCAGCATGATCAAAGGCAGCGCGGATGGCCTTGATTGGCTGCGCGAGGAGATCTTCGCCGAGGAGTTCCGCAACGCCAACATCGACATGAATAGGGCACGGCGCAACATCCCGCTCGGAGCCAACCCGGTGTCGTTTGTTGAGAATCTGCTCGGTGCCCAGTCGCGCGCCCTGCACATGGCCGGTATCGACATCGATCCGCAGACCGGCAAGCCGATGGGGCGTGACCAAATCTTCAAGGAGAACCGCGTGGCGGCCGGCGATCCGGTCGTGATGAAGAATTACGAGGACTACGTTAAGCAGTGGAGGCGCTGGATCAATGACCCGACGCATGAGGTCGATCCTGGCGTGCCGCTTTCCAAAACCGGAAACCCGCAGGACACGGCGAACAGTCCCAACGTGACGTGGAAAGACTACGGGCGACGCGGAGTTGTTGAGACGGAGTTTGCGGTTAAAAACCCAGACGGCAGCGTGACGCCGAAGGATTGGAAGAGGGATATCAAGCCAACCGTAAGGGCGCGTCAGCAGGCGGTGCGTGAGATGTCTAACCGATCCAAGGAAGTTGCGGCAGCAGACGACCAAACCTTCGGTATGCGCAAGCGCAACGATGGTCGCCGTGAAATTAGCGGTCGCCGACTACCCGACTCGTTTTTCTTTATCCCGCAATATAAGCCGTTTCACACTATTTTGCGCAAAATCAACGCCGCAGACAATGCCGGAGAGACCCTGCAGGTGCGCTTCTTCGCCAAAGGCAAGTCAAAGGACGTGTTCAAGGACGGCATCAGGAACACCAACGCCGTCAACCGCGAGGCGCTGCACGGCAACTTTGTCGCCAAGAAAGACGGCACACTCATGTGGGGCTGGCTGGACATGACGCAGTTCCGCAACCGCGCTATGAAGGCCATCGCCGACCGCAACCCAGCGCTGTCGGAATATGACTGGAACCTCAAGGCGATCATGGATGACCTGCCAGTCCACCTCACCGACCAGCGACGCGGCAAGGGCGGTGCTTTCTCGGTCGGACCCAAGCGCGCCAACATCCTCAACGGACTGATCGGCATCGGCGATGGTCCGCTGGTCGGCGCCTTCGGCAAGGGCACCGCTTACAAGACGATCCACTTGGACAGCATCGACGCGATCGTTCCGACCGGAAAGACCGGCGGCGAGTTTGATGTCTACCGCGCCAACCGCAACGCCATGCCCGACGATCCCAAGCCGGCGGTGGACATGGAGACGGATGTGGACAACAACCGCATGCCCCAGCAGATCCCGCGGGGCGCTCAGGGGATGCCGGATGTGGGCTATGGCGAGCGCGCAGACATCCCGCTCAATGAGCGAGCCAGACGTGCCGCGTTTGTCGGCGCAGACGGCCGTGTGGTCAGCACCAATAAGCGCACGCACTTTGAGACCAACGAGGATCTCGGGCCGGACTTCTTGGCCATCGGCGCCGGCAGCATTAGCGAGGACGGCTTCTTCCGCTTTGGCTCAGACACGATGGACAATCCCATGGGCGAGACGCCGAGCCAGTCGCGGGCCGCGGCGGCGCGACATAACCGCGAGGTGTACGACAGCGGGCGCCGGCCGTCTGAGCTGTTGGAAGATCCTCCGGGGCTTGAGAAGATGGCGGCGAGAGGACAGGCAATGCCAGACACCGGAGACGCACCACAACCACGGCGATATGTCTCAATGGAGAAGTTCATCGAAGAAGCCGGCGACGAACTCAGCGAGGTCTTGCCCAACGCATACAAGAACCTTGAGTTTAACGACGACAACTACCCGACCCACTTGGTCAGCTTCTCCGACGCGCGCAACTCCATGTATCGCAGCCGCGTGCCGTCTAAAGAGTTCTTTGATTGGCTGCACTCGGACAAAGTCATGGACGGCTTGGTCTTCGACAAAGAGTACACGCCTGCCAGACCGGGCGAAGGCGCCAGCCATACCAGAGAATCCTACCAGGCGCTGATTGACCGCTTGCGGGATATTAGTCTTCGCAAGCCGAAGTCATCAGCCGCCCCGCGTGGGCAGGCGATGCCAGACTCCCTCAAGTCCATTCCCACCGACCAGCTCCAACGCCAATACGAGGAGAACCAAGGCTACCTTGGGCTGTCCACCCTGGGTATGCGTGAGGGCCGTCCGGTGCGTGGCGGCGCGGCGCAGACCCGCGAGCTGCTCCGGCGCAACGAGGCGATCAGCGCAGAGCTGCTGCGCCGCGGCGTGCGGGAGGAAGATCCGCAGTTGCAGCGGGCGCTGCAGAGGCGTGGGCAGGCGATGCCGGATGCGGCGGCGCAGAACTTAGAGCAGTCTGCCGTTGAGAGCTTCCAATGGATGCGTAACAAGGAGGGCGGCCAAGCCTACGGAAACCAACAGGTCACGGTGCCGCTTACCGAGCAAATCTTTCAATCAGAAATGCTGCCGCGCATGCGGGCTGGCTACGCCAACACGCTGGCTGAGTATCAAGCCAAGCACCCAGAGGCTACGCACGCCAGCTTTGTGAAGGTGGCGGGCGAAGGGCCGTGGAAATTTAACGGCGATGGGGAGCTTGAGGCGCTTCGTCCCAACCCGCCGAATCGTGGATGGGCTATGCCGGTGGATTCTTTTAAGTCAAGGGCGGCCAAGTCGCAGGGCAAGACGGCGGACTCTGAGGCGTTTCCGGCTCCGCGTGGGCAGGCGATGCCGGATGTTTCGCCAGTATTGAGTGCGGGCGATGCTGACACGCTGCCCGTTGTGCAAAAGCTCAACGACAAGGGCAAGCCGGCCATGAAGGACGGCAAGCCGGAAGCGGCATCCATCGGCTATGATCTTTTGCGCGCACCAGGCATCGTGGACTACGTTGGCAACAAGGCTGAAGATTTGACGAAGCCCGATTACGATGGACTTGATTACGATGTCGGCCCGCAACTTCGCAAAGAAATTGATGCGGCGATAGATTCTGGCGCCGTGGACAGTGCGGCTAATCGCACGGCAGAATTTGCTCGGGAGCAAATGCAAAACCCTGAGATTGCGGCGGGCAAGGGCTGGTATAGCCGCATGCGTGAGAAGCTACTGTCGGCGGTGGGCGAGCAGGGCAGAGAGCTGTTATCTCAACTGTTGGGCGCAACAAGCGCGAAGACGCCAGTGGATCAAAACTTTTTGCAAGCGATGGACGCCTATGAGGGCATCTTGGCCGGAAGATATGAGAAGCACCGCCAAGGCTATCTAGAAATGAAGGCGCTTGAGTCGGAGGGCAAACTGGTGCCAACAATTTTGGAGCGTGGATACGTTGACGTGCTGCGGGAGCGGGCCAACAAGTTGTCGCGTGGCGCAGCACGCCTGCCGCGCAAGGCGGATCGCACGGCCGCAAAGAGCGAGGCCAATGCGCTGCGGAAGCTGGTTAACAAAGCGCCAGAAAAATGGGACCCAAGCGAGGCGCGGGCGATTATGATTGAGGCGACTGGCATTTTGCCGATGCGGTCAAACGGCAAGAAATTCAACGCCAACTCGCGCGCAGTCCTCAAGGTGATCGCGGATGACTGGAAAATCAACCGGCAGGCGCCCAAGACGCCGAACTTTGCGGGCAACCTTTCCGGTCGCACGGTGCAGGCAACTATCGACGTGTGGGCAGCGAGGCATTTGCGCGAGCTGCTTTACAAGGGCAGCGGCAAGCCGTGGCGCATTCAGCCGAAGTCTGAGGTAGGCGTGACCAATCACGACTTTGCCTTGGGCCAGATCATCATGCAGCGTGCAGCCAAGAAGCTGGACATGAATCCCGACGACCTACAGGCCATTTTGTGGTTCGCGGAAAAGCACAAGTGGGACGCCAAGGGCTGGACAGACAATGCCGGCGCCGAGAAATCTAGCTTTGATACCGTGGCAAACCTGTTCTTCCCCGAGGGCAAAAAGCCACTATCGTTTGACGAAGCCTCAAAGATGTACAATGATATGAAAGCAGCAGAGAAGGCCGCAAAAAAGGCGCAAGACAAAGCGGTGAAGGCTGCGGCAGCAAAACTATGACCGACCCCAAACAGATCTTCAGCAAGGCTGATGAGAAGGATATGGCTGCCTATGCGGCGGCTATGCGCGGACTTCCGTTTGCCGAGGATGGCGAGACGACCGCCGAGGACGACATGTTTGAATCAGCTTCGCGCCGGCAGGAACTGCTCAACGAGATTGAGCGGCTAGAGGCAGCGGAAAAACAATCTATTTAGCTCATCTGGCACGTCCAGAAAGAGACTAAGGGTCAGCTCCGGCTGGCCCTTTTACTTTGCCCCAAAGATTCCCTCTGGCAGTGTGACGCTCGCTTCCCACGTTGCATAATGGCGCAGGCTGGTCGCTGCCGATTTATGGCCGAGGAGCTTCGACACCAAGCTGATCTTCCCAGTTGCAACCAACCAGTCGCTGCCCGCCTGCTTGCGCAGCGTGTAGAGGAGCTGGTCGCGGTCTGGCAGGTAGCCGCGGAGGAAGGCGTTGAAGACGCGCATGAGCCAGTTGTATCGCGTGTAGGGCGTGCCGCCCGGGATGCCATAGTCCTCGCAGGCCAGCAGCTCGGCGGCCATGTCCGGCGGGATGCCGATGTCGCGCTCACCGCGGCTGCCGGTCTTGAGCGCAAAGTCTTCCGCTGGACGCTGACGGACGCACAGGAAGTGCTGTTCCCCTCGCCTTTCGATCCAGCCCTTGCGGAAGCCGGCGATCTCGCTCGGGCGCAGTCCCAAGTAGCGCGCCAAGAGCCACGCGCGTCGGATGCCGCCGCCGGTGACCTTGGTCGCCTTGTCGATCTCCTCCAAGGTCTCCGCGGGCAAAGGTTGGAAGGCGTCTAGGTGGACGCGCAGTCCGGTGCGGGTGCAGGCGTCTCGGAACTCGCTCATGTCTGGCAGGCCGTCGAAGCCCTCCCAGTCGTTCTGCCGCGCAAAGATCGCCCGGGCGCTGGCGAGGCAGGACTTTTGCGTGCTGGTCTTGACCTTGGCGTTCTTCAGGTAGGCGGCGACCAGGGCGCGGTTGAGGCGGGAGAGCGCAAGGTCGCGGACCTTCTGGCCGTCATCGGTCTGCAGGGCAGCCTTGATCACGCGGTAGAGGCAATTCACATTGTCCCGGCGAAAAGCCACTGTGCTGGTCGCCAAGTAATGGTCACAAGCCTTGCCAACCGTGGAGCTGGTGTCGCGCCGGGAGAAGTCTCGCAGCGCGGCAATGCCATCGTCCGCGGTGCGCTCGAGGATGGCTTTGGCCTTGGCCTTGGCGGTCGGCAGGTCGGAGGTGGCGAGGCTGATGCGCTGGCGGCGCCGTTTCTCCGGGTGATAAAACCTCAGCCGGTAATGCGGCGACTCGGGGATGAGATGAATAGTTCCGGTGAGTCCGCGTGTGGTGATCTTGATATCCATGGCGGACAGATCTCATCCGCGCGCGCCATAGTCAAGGCCACTGTGGCACGAGTGTGGCAGTCAATGTGGCAGACTGTGGCAGCTCAATCAACATCTGTTGGCATCTGTTGGCACCATACAAACAGTGTAAAACGACTTAAGCTCCCGTAGCTCAGGGGATAGAGCAGCGGATTTCTAATCTTTGCTCTACCCCTGTCGCTATGCGGGTTTCCGGCTGTCGTGCCGGATAGTGTGTCAGCATTGTAACTACAACTTTTCCGCTCTTTCTGGTATAATAGAAGGCGGAAAGGAGGTGGCGCGATGCGTTACGACACATCACCCATGGGCATTGTCTACGGCCCATACGGAGCAGTGGGATTTGTCGGCGGGCAGAGCAACTCGAGCTGGATCACGGTCCTGCTCGCGTGGCTAGGTTTGAAGCC